CCGCTCCTGCCGCTGGCACCTGCCCAGCAGATTGTTACCTCGATGCCTGATGTAGCACTCCCACCCTGTCTAGCCGAGCGATGGTGCGGCTTCCGCATGCCCTGCCGGAGCGGTAGATGCGGCGGCGCTCTCAGGTTCCAAGGCCCCCTCGATGGCACTGCGAGTGGTGAAGGGCTTGCCCTTGGCATCCAGCATGTACTTGATCCCCTGCTCTTCCAACACCCGAATAAGCTTTGGCGTGGTGTAAGCCTTGAAGATGTCAAACAGCTGGCGGTAATACAGGTATTCAGATTGATCGTTCATGCAAGTCTCCAATTAAAAAAGCCCCGACGAGCGGGGCAAGCCATGAGAGCCATGGAAATATATTACCAAGGTACATCTGCATTTGATGATGCGGACGGTGCAGATGCCGCAGGCTTATCATCTGACGGCTTCCACATATTACGCTCAGCATACCACTTTCCAGAGCGGCCTTCTTTAATTTCGATATTTAGCCATTCAATGCTTGGGTCGCCTGACTTCTGTGCAGAGACCCACTTACCAAAGTCATCCAGCTTTACAGATAGTTTAAGCTTCACAAAGTCTGGGGCATTGTCATCTGGCAACTTGACAATCAAGCCATCAACAAAGTTCTTTTCTTCACTCATCGTGCATTCCTATTTGGGTTGGTTTTCATTACAGCAATTTCATGCGTGGTAAATACGCCGCCTTTTGACGGCGCAAGATGCAATGCCTCCTTCACATCGTTAGGTGTATCTTCGATGATGCCTCGCAACAAGTCCCACTCTTCATTTGCAACTGCATGTTTGACATCACATACATAATCAAAGTTTTCACGAACAGCCTGCATATATTCCAGGAACTCTTCGTAGGTTTCTACCATGACCTCTTTGATCCTGACGTTGCGCTGTTTGCATCATCATCTTTGTCAGCACCAATGCCTAAAGCCATAGATAAGCTGTATCGCTTGGCATAAGTGACGGCGCTACCGAAACTTTGTGCAGTTGGTTTGTCTGCTCTAACGATCATCTTGCCAGTGCTTAGCGAGTCACCAAATCCAATCAGTAAGGTTTCGATGCAGGCTCCGACCTCGCACTCGTGGCTCATCTGCTGTATCAGAATGCCTTTTTTGTTGAGGTGTTCTTTGGCGTAATCCCAAAGTGCTTCAAACGGAACGTACTGGCTCTTGAAATGGGGGTTGGTTGCTGATGCCTTAGCGTGTGATAGCTCCTGCTGTACCTCGAGCAGTGCTGAAATCAACTCGTTGCTTTTGTTATCGCTCATCTGTACCTCCTTTGATTGACGGGATAGAAGAATGACACATTTGATAACTCTTGTCAACCTTTGCAAACATTAAAAAAGATTACGATAGTTGTTGACAAACGCAGCTGGCTCGTTCAAGGTTGATCGTTCCGGTCGAGCAAACAAGGGGAGCTATATGCAGGACGATTGGACGCTGTATGCCTTAGAGCAAGATAAGAAAGGGCAAACAGTTAACACATCACAGGAAGCCCTCAATGGCGCTTCACAGCACAATCAATCAACGAATGGGGTAGCACACCCGATAGCGGTATCGTCTCTCAGCAGGCTTAGGAGCGCGGCTATCAACGACAGAATCCAAGAACTCGAAGATCGACTTGCTAAAGAGCGCGATGTGATTCCTGGCATGATTACAACAGGGACAGTCACCTTGGTTTATGCGCCAAGCGGAGCAGGCAAGACAGTCTGGATTCTTGGCAATCTATTTCAATCAATCCGAAACAATCTAATTAGCGGAAGTGATGTCATCTACTTTAATGAGGATGACGGTGCGAAAGGCGTACTTCAAAAGGCAAAGCTTGGTCACAAGCACGGCATGACAATGGTGACGCTGGCAACTTCGCCAGATCCGGGTCTGCGAAATACGAGTGACGCACTTCGTTTATTGTCTGCGATCCGTCAGGAGGGTGAGGCTGATGGCAAGATTGTAATCTGTGACACATTAAAAAAGTTTGCGCCGGTTCTGAACAAAGCTGACATGCGCGAAGTACTGCATGTGTTCAGAGAGTTTGCCGCCGCTGGCGGCACAGTAATCTTGCTGGGCCACTGCAACAAGCACCGGACTATGGATGGTCGATTGATCTACGAAGGTGTGGGCGACCTCAAGGCTGATGTTGACAATATGTTTGGCCTTGACCCGCTCAACGATAAGTTTGCCGAACATCAAGAGCTTTTAGTAATCAATGAAAAAGATCGTAGTCAAATTAGCTTTGAGGGTGGATTTAAATATAAACAAACCGGAGCATTGATTAGTTATGAAGAATCAGTTGACTCAGTACAGTTTATGTCTCCCGATCAAATATCAGATCTTAAGACTAAACAACGAGGCCAAATTAATATCGGCAAAGCATTAAGCAAGTACGAAGATGAGTTTGTACTGCTTAGTAGTGTAATGAAGGATGGCAGATCGTATTCTCAATCCGACCTTTTCGGCTTGCTCAATGATGATGACGTGAATCCTAACGGGTGTTCTCGTAAAACACTTAGAACCTGCATAGACCTACTTAAAGATAACTACCTTCAACTAGAAAGACGAGGCGCACATGGCAAAAAATTCTACCGCTGGCAGTCATTCTAGTTTGCCCAGTTTGCCCAGAGTGCCCAGATTGTCCTGTGTGCCCATGTTTTACGGGGCGGGTTCCCCTTGCCCGCCCCCTAATTCTTGGGCTGACAGGGCATCTTGGGCATTCTGGGCATTCTAAAATGAACGATTTAGGCGAACATATCATAGCCTTGATAGGCATCATCCTATTAACTATAGGTTTTCAAATCATCGAATGGTGGAGTGCAGTATGACAGACGGACATCAATGGCTTGTTGATCACAAAGACAAACTGGAGTTTTTCGTAAGCTTTGCAACCCTGGCGCTTGAGAATGGTGAGCATCACTTGTACTCAATCAAGCCGGCTGGCAGAACAGAAAAACAAAACAATGCTATGCACCTATGGTTTCGGCAGATAGCTGAGAAGCTTAACGAGGGTGGATACTCTGCAACGCACCCCTTTAATGATCAGGTAGAAGTGCCATTTACTGAGGTGCTAGTAAAAGAGATGCTATACAAGCCTATTATCAAGGCAATGTACGATAAGAAATCAACAACGGGGCTGTCTGGCAGAGAGCTTAGTGAAGCGGCAGAAGTGCTTGTGCGATGGCTTGCAGAACACAAAGGGTTTCTTGTTCCATTTCCTCAACATATAAAGGAGTCATAAAGTGGGAGTTAAACGTGAAGCGTGTGATGACTGGTTTAGCAAATGTGTTCGGCATAGAGATCAACACAGATGTGCATACTGCTTTGGTGAGGGTACTGACTGCGCTCATATATATGGACGAGCCAAAAAGTCTGTAAGGTGGAGTATGGATAATGCTATTACGCTATGCAGATATCACCACAGATACTTCACTGCCAACCCAATTGAGTTCCATGACTTTTTGCTAAAGACGTATGGCGCAGGTCATATGGACATACTGCGAGAAAAAGCCAATGCAGTATTAAAAACAAATAAGATATTGCGAAAAGAAATAAGCAACCACTACAGGGCGGAATTCAGAAAGGCTGAAGCCGACCCTGTATATGAGATTGTTAGCTGGAATTAGTCTGGATTACGTTGCCGCCGCAATTCTTTTGCAGCCTCTTCAATTTCTGTTAAACCAAACATCCCACCAACATTTTCTGCAAGACCCGCAGTTTGCTTAATTATTGGAAGCTCTGTTGCAAGTGCCTGAATTGGACGCTTCTGATCTATTACATCAATACCTGTGCTTAAAATGTCAACTGGTCTTGTAGCAAAAATTGGAGCCATTCCAAGCGCAAACGTAGGAAGTATGCCAATGTTTTTAATCTGGCCATATTGATAGTCATTTAACCCAAGTGTGTTAGCGGTCAGCAATGATGCCCAGGCATCGCCATATCCACGAGCAAGTCCACCTGCAGAAAAGTTACCATCGCCAAACGTATATTGTCTGCCTTCATTGATTGCGGCATAGCCACCCGCACCATACGCCGCATACCGCCCAAGAAACTTAACAGCTTCTTCAGGCTTGCCAGCCTTCAGGTTTCCAACAACTTCTCTCAATGCCAGGGCTTGTTGCTTGAGAACAAATCCACGCAAAGCCCACAGCGGGCGCAGATTTGGATGTCGACCCCATGCCGCTGGCCGACCTGACGCACTGATCAGCTGTTGTTGACCAAGGCCAGAGAGCATCAATTCTTCTACAAGCTCACCACCACGGCCTGTATATTTGCGCCAATCCATTCCATGCTTTTTAAGCTGATCAGATATAAGGTCAAGCTCTGATTCATTAAAATAAAATCCCCAGTTATCAGCTAAACGACCAGCATTTGCATCATCAGTTGCGCTTTTTAAAACTCCGCGCATTACGCCCTGTTTGCCAATCTGGTCAACAGCGGCAAAACCTGACCCCTTCATTAGAAAGTCAGTACCTTGCCGCATTTTTTCAGCGGTTCTTGCCATCCATCCTTGTTGATTATCTATTTGTTCATTTATTAAATTTACAAATTCACCAAAGGTTTGATTGTTTATTCCAATACGTTTTAAATCTGGGCTAGGTATAGCTTTGAACGGAGATACAACCTTAAGCCCCTCTCGAACAGCGCCACCACCATATTTAGCGCCCACTAAAGGAATGTCAGCAACATTTAAAATTGCAGACATGGGACCCGCTAAAGTAACTGCATACGCTAAAGAGTTTGCCGCCTGAATAATCGGATGAGGTGTTTTTGCTTGACCTAAAATATGCTCTTTGATTTGAAATCTTGCGTATTGAGATCCTTCTTTGCTAATGCCTTTTCTTTGCAAGGTATATGAAAACTCATCTAAAAACTCGTCAATTGTTAATGGTCTTTCAAATACTTCTGCCGCCTCATCAATTCGTACACCAAATTTTTGTTGTATCTGACTAAGCTGTTCCATCCTATGTATTCGTCGCATGTCAGAAACAATAGGATTTTCATAATCAGCAGGGGCTGGAGCTTTCGGATCCTCTGGATTTGAATAACGCCCTCGGGTTCTTTGTTCAAAAGCAGGATCACTTAATAAACGCTCTTCAATTTGGTCTTCAGTAAGTCCCTCATTTTTTAGTTTTTGTTTCTGAGCGCGATTGCGAGTATGCAAAAATGTAAGCATTGTTGCAGCATTAGGATTTTCATCAAACTTTGCGCCAAAAACTTTTGAGTTAAGTTTTGAATTTTTCTCAAGGCTATATTCTAAATATCTTTTTAGAATAGCCATTTGCTGTGTGCTCAAATCACTTTCAAGAGATTTTTCAAGCATTTTTAACGATTTGGTTTGAAGATTTTTTCTGAAAAGCTGTCGTGCCGCTGGAGACATTTTTCGCATTGCAGCATTAAAATTAAATATCTGCTGTTCTGTAAACATTTTTCCAGCCGCGTAATCTAACAAAGCCCCTTTAGCTCGTTCGCTTTGGTTGATAGTTTGTATAACTGGCACAAGCTCTTTAGAAAGATCAGCTAATTCTTTAGCAACAATAACAGTGGCTGACTCATCTGCCCTTTGAAAGCGCCCCATAACATCCAGGCTTACCTCTCTGCCAAGGCGATCAGCTAAAGGCGTTAGCTTGTCATTGTAAAAATTTCTAACAGCACCAAGAATCCCATCATATAACTCGCCAGCAGTTTTGGCTTCACGTAATGGCTGTTGAGTATATCTGGGGTTATCAACCTCCCTATATATTTCGTTATCAATTGCTTTTTCTAAATCAAGATTAGCGGCCTGCTTATCAGATACGAGTGTTGAATCAGATGCTTCGTTAGCTTTTGTCCGTAATCCCCCAGCGGACGATGGCGTTGTCGCTAAATCAACAACTCTGCCTACACCATAACCAAATAACGCTCCAGTACTGGCACCTATCAGTCGGCTATCAAGTGAATCACCAGCCCCAGCACCATATATAAACCCTTCTGCGGCCCCTTGTTTTGCGCCAAGATTTTTTACACCAGCTTGAAATAACCGTTTTGCTACTAATCCACTAATACCAGCGGTAGTTGAAAGCTCGGCAACAGTAGATCCTACTGGGTTTAAAAGCTCAAACTCATCCTGCTGTCGTTGTATTTCATTAAGCTCAGATGTATAAGTGCCTTCTGGCGTAATAGTCTTTCCAATCTGGGATCTTACAAAAGCTTCAATTTCTCCACCAAATCGTAATGTAGCGCCATCACCTAAAGATCGTAAAACACCAGTTAATTTTTCTCGTGTTCGCTCTCTTTGACCTTCAGCAAAATCATTTAGTGCTGACTCAGCTGTAGTTTGCTGTACTTCTTCTAGCGATGGAAACTGAGATGCTGAACGAGGAGCAGTTAAGTCCAAACCTTGAAGAACTGAAGGAATAACAAAAGGCTCCAAACGTGAATCTGTAAGCTTTTCAAAAAATATACTTTGATCTTCAGCCATCACTTTTTACCTTTGATTTGGAAATGGATATTGATCTACTGGCTGATTTTTTCGTGCCTGGCGGAGTTTAGTGTTGTAATCCTCTGGACTGCCCATAGGTCCAATTCGAGGGCTTAGCCTCGCTCTTTGACGTTCTGCAAGCGACTCTTCTCCACGTTCAAAATCTCTAGGCCCTATGGGGCTGGGAGCCACACGTGACTGAAAAGGCGAATTTACTTGATCCAGCACCGCCCTTGAAGCTATAGCCTGAACCTCAACATTAGCCAATAAACTAGCAAATTCTTCTGATGTAATATTCTTATTGGGTGGAATATTTAACTCAGGAAATCCTCGTGTCCTAATTGTTTTTTCTACTTGTGCGGCAACAGCCCTGTTAAACAATGCAAAGTCTTCATCAAGTATTTCTTGACGCTTGCGCTGTCTTTCAACTTCTTTAGGGTCAGACTGAATTCCTAACTCTGCAAATGATTCCAAAAGAACTACCTCTGTGTCCCTGTTAGGATTTGCTTTCAGCTTTAACTTCATCTTATCTTTTAGTCGCTTTTGATTATCATCTGTAAGATTAGCAATTGTTTTATAGTCGCCTTCAAACACAATTGTTGGGTTATAAAATGGACTGTCTTCATTGCCCTGTGATACAAATTCAAAATATGCATCATTTACCCTGTCACTAATAACATCATCTCGAACATTAAACGCTCGTCTTTGATTGCGGGCAGTATCTACTGCTTTAGATATTTCAAGCAAAGCATTTCTTTTTTCTTGCTTAGATGCTTTAGAATTAAGAATTTCAAGATTATCCTCAAACTGTGGAACACCCCTAAAGAACTGTGAATTTTGTGGATCGTTAATAAATTCTTGATCACTAGAGCTTAGCTTTAAGTTACCAAACGCTTGTATAGCTTCTTCACGCTGTTTAGCACGAGTGTTTACATCATCAATTATTTTTGCTTGTTGGCTAGTTGTAAATTCTTGTAAAACATTATCATATATACCAGCTTCAAGTCGTCGTATGCCTTCAGAAATATCTGTTGCCAGGATTAAATTTACAGCTCTTTCCATATTATTTTCGGTTGCTAGTTTGTCATCTTCTCTAGCCTGTTCTCTTGCCTGCCGTACAAGTTGGCGTTGAGCTGTAACAGTTCTATCTGTTTCTCCAAGAAACTCGGGCGCAAATTGAGTATTATTTAAACGGTCTATATCCTGAAGACCAGTAAAAATAGTTTCCTCAAGCTCATACATTTTATTCAAATCATCAGATGTTGCGCGATAATTTACATCTAAAAACTGATTCTGCAAACGAGCATATTCTTCTTGAGGTTGTTGTAAAGAATCACTTATTTGATCAACTTGATTTGCGTCTACCTCATTTTGAAGCTGTCTATTTAAAACCAAACTGTTTCTTTGTGCAGTGTCATAAATAGACCCATTTTCTGTTCCAAACAACTCTACAAATCTTTCCTTAGATTGATTGCCAGCAATCATTGCTTTGGCTCGATTTTCTAATCCTGTCTGCCTATTTCCAATTGCCTGGCTAAATTTATTATTTGCCGCAAATGTATCTAGGTTGTTTTCAGATGCAAGTGTCGTTATTTCTGTTTGTATTTCCTTCAATCGAGATGAGGGTGTTGTAGGATCTGAAGCCTCTGTTAATAAATTGCTAATATTAATTGAGGCTTTGTTAGTAGATGCTTGCCGTGAAATATTAATGCCCTGAGTAATTTGCGATAAATTCTCATTAACCTGTCCGATCTGTTGAAACAATGACCCGACAGTTGCCATATCACCATCTTTTGATGCTGAAATTAGTCTATCAGTTAATCCTTTAATCTCTTCTTTTTTGTCACGAATACCTGGCCCAAGCATCGCTGCTTCAAATCCTCTGCCTATATTTTTCGAAGAAGAAGAATTAGCCGATCTTGCTAAGAGATTTGGATTCAAACGAAGAGTTGGCATCCGCGTATTTGGAATTGGACTAGCCATTGTTTATTTCCTCAACCTAGATCAAAAATCTTTTTAAGCGCATCAAATAATCCGCCTTCGTCACTTCGTGCACCAGCGGCTAATACTCCAGCACCAACCTCACCAAGAAGATCCGCCTGACCCAATCCGCTAGCAAGCAATGCATCCAAACCGGCAGTTGTTGCCTGACCAAATAATCCCGCTCCAAACTGCTGTGCTTGCTGTTGCATACCAGCGGCCTGCATACCCTGCTGTAATACATTCAACGCTTGGTTCTCAGGTAAGAATGACCCCTGAACAAGCCCAAGCTGTCTTTGTAGTTTTTGGCCTTTGAGTTGCTCAAGGCCGCCTATAAATCCTGATGCCGCTTGCCCAATCTGCAAGTTTCTTGCCTGTTCTCTAGCAATTAAGTCCCTGGCACCAGCACCAAGTGCTGATCCAGTACCCGCAAACTGTGTTGATAGTTGGCCTGCTAGTGCACGTTCTGATCGAGCCTGTTGCATAGCCTGAATCATAGCTGTGTTACGTGCCTCTGATTGAGCTTTTGCAAGTGCTAATTGCTCTGGTGTACCACCAAAAAGATTAGTTGATACACCTAGCCTGCCTTGTGATGCTAATCGCTCTTCTAAAGCTAATGCTTGACGCTCCTCATCTGGTGCTTGAGCGGCCCTTATACGATCAAATATAGCTTGCTCTCTAGCTGCAGTAGACATCTGGGCTTCATCCATAAACCTACCAGATGCGTCTAAAGATTGAAGTGCTAAATTCTCCATTGGGTCAACTGTTATTGCATCAGCGTCAAAACCTCTTAATCGATTAGCTTCAAAAAGATCAAATAGCTTATTACCTTGTCGCTCAAACATCCCAGTGCCATAAGGACGGCTGTCTTGAAGTGCGGTAGAGGCAAGACTTTCTAGTCTTTGTTGCATGTTACGTCTTCTGCCAGAAATGCCTATGTTTAACGCCGCCTCTCCCTCCGACACATCTCCAATAGTTCCCGTAAAATCACCTGATCTAACCGTAAAAGGATTAAACTGTGACCTAGCACCAAGATCAGTTGCTAATAAATTAGCTCCGCTTCGTACCTCATCTCCAACATTCCCCAAACGCTGATATGCGGCATTAATTGCCGCTAAGCCAGCAATGTCACCAAAAATGCTCATCAGTATGTACCTCCATCAATAGTGACAGTATCCGCACTACCAAGGTTTACAACAACATTTCCGGTTACTGTAAAGTTAGGAACCGTTACTGTTCCTGTAAATGTAGGCGAGGCTGTATCCGACTTTGTGGCTGATGCTACGGCAATGGCATCAAACTCTGTATCAAACTCACTACCACGAATAATCTTGGCACTATCTCCAGACGGCAAAGTATCTTTAGCGCCAAAGTTTGTAGTTTTGCTGTAATTACTCATATCGTTTTACCTACTAACGCTAATACGTTTATTTCTTGAATCGATAAGACAGCACCATTAATGCTTGACTCGATACCAATCGTAACAACTCCACCGTTTCCGGTTCCCTGAACAGATGTCCTAGTCACTAACAACCCACCTGTAAACTCGCCAATTCCATATTCATCCACACCAAAAAATGCAGGTGTTTGATTGCCAATGTTGATTTCGTAATTCTTAAAAGCAGTACTGAAATCGTATGCCCAGCGAACAAATACCGTACCTTCGTTTAAACCAACAAGTGTTGGGCGTATTTTTTTTACAAGCTTTGTTTTACTTGGATCGCCAAATGTTAATCCTGGACTTGTATACCTAAACTGATATGAAGACGTATTGTCCCTATAACCATCATACTTGCCTATGCCATCCGCCGAACCAATGTATAACGTGCCATCTTTATCCCTAGCAAATGTCTTGTGGCCTACAGATGTCCAGCGAGTAACCCTATATGAGTTATTGTCCAGTTTAATTTTAAGATCAAAACAAAAAACAGTTTGTTGTTGAGGAAAACAAAGTAAATAGAATGATTGTTCTGGGCTATATATAGACTGTATTGGTTGAGTTTCAGCACCGATAACAATAATTAACTCTGTTTTTATATTTTTGCTTAGGTCTGATAATGGTAAAGATTTTTCTTGTATTGTTCGCCCAAGGCTTCTAAGTCCTGCATTAGACAAAAACAACACATCTGTACCAATGCTTTGTATAGAGTTTCTATCTACACAACCAACCCCTGATACGGTATCAACAAGACTCATAACAGCAGGTGTATCTGCATTTTGATAAAGCAAAATGCTATGTTCACCAAAAATAACCAACAAATTATTGTGAGCAGCCAAGCCAACAATTACGTCATGACCATCAGGCCATGCTTTTGATACATTTATAGAACCGCTAGACCCACCAGTAAAATCAACGCCATCCAACAAGTCTGACCAAAATACTGTTTGCGCTTCTGAAGCATTATCAGCAACCCATAAACGTCCATAACCCGCTATCACCTCATTACATTTCAGGCTATTAGCAGTTGTTGCTCCTGTTGCCGTGCCAAATGTTCTAAGCCCTGTAGAATTGTCATAAACTAATGGCTCTAAACCTCGCTGAAAAAAATACGCTTTATTATTAAAGTTAACTATCTTCCAATTGTTAGCATTTATTGAATATGACCCTGGGGTAGCATCAGTAAGCGTTGTAGTGCCAGTCATTATTTTGTTATTGCCAGCACTAAAAATTACTTCATTGCCACCTTCATCATAAAAATGATGTATTCGATGCACATGATCTGTGCCTAACTCTGTTTTATTTGTTGTTAAAACATTGATGCCTTTTCTTGATGCAATACGACCTCGTTTATCTATAACAGCATTATCCGCAACTTCAGCAAATGCAGGATCCTGTGCCAAAGGAGAATCTTCTGTATTTAAACCCTTAAATCCAGGAGCAATCAGGTCGATACTTTGTAGTGGTAATCCCATAACCTATCCTATGGAGTATAAAATATGGTTTCTTCAGGATGTTTTTGTGCATCAAGTGCTACTGCATCAGAAAGATATTTGTCAGCAATAGAAAAATATTCTGCAGTAGATGTACCACCTGTTTCACCTCGCTCTCTTGCAAGCAAAGCCACAGCTAAATGAATGACAGGAGTGCTGGGTATTGCTAGCGTGTCAGTGTCATTCGTAAGTGTTGTCCTGCGAATAACAATTCTTGACTTAAGTAAATAAACACCATCTGGCTTTGGGTATACATCAATCTGCGTATCACCATTAGCATCAACACCATTATAGGTATAGTACTGAGGTGCGCCAGATGCAGGAGTTTGAATCAACAATTTATCGTCAAACCAGTTTTGTGTCTGATACTCCATCATAAGGTTAGATGTATCATTAATAAGATTGAGTACCTTACCTTTGTCACCGCTGTTAGTAAGTGAATAAGTAAAATCTCCAGCAGATGTGGTAATTGTAAATGGATTACCGGAGTCTGTTCTTAATGCTGACCAGTCCCATGCAGATTCAACAATCTCTTTTGCATCATTTACAAAATCGCCAACCATGGTGCTATAGGTATTGTTGCCAACTGTCGTAACAGTATCCTCTCGCAACCTTCGCAAAACATTATTTACTAAGTTTAAATATGTCATACCAGCATTCCATTACGAGCAAAAATTCCATTCAATAATTCACCTGATGTTTTATTAGCGGCTTCACGTACATAATCCCTTCTTATTACTTGATTGCTATATATTTCTGGGATATTAAACATTAACTGAGCAGTAAATCTATCAGCATTAAATGATGGTTGATCTTGAGCAATTCCCATTCCATTGCCACCATCACCATCACCGCCATCACCATCACCACCATCACCATTACCATTGCCGCCACTGCCATTACCGCCATTACCGCCCCCTCCTGGCGGGGTTGGTCCTCCTGTTGTTTTTGGACCATCCGGTCTTGTTCCAGTACTTACATCAGAAGGACCAGGATCGGTTTTTGGAGGTGTTGGCCCACCAGTTGTTGGTCCACCAGTTCTTCCTGGACCTTCAGATCCTGGTAAAGCAATTACTGTAAGATCACCAAATAAATCTGGATCAGAATCTAGGTCAGTTTCTTCATTATCAACTATTTCACCATGCTGACCATAACTGCCAGCACCCATACCCTCATACCAATTACCAGACTCATCATTTACATTGCCAATCTTTCTAAATTCACCTTGCCAGTTTCCATCGCTGTCCCAGCTACCTTGGCCTCTTGGATCAAAAATAATAAATACATCACCATTCTCATCAATTTCGTAATATTGCTGAGATGTATCTTCCTCAGAACCATCAACATTTCCACCCTGATTACCTCCGCTTTCACCACCTGTATCACCAGCGTTGGAGTCTGAAGTGGATATATCTGGTGGAGGAGGCTCGCCACTATCATCGCCAGTGGGTCTTGGTATGTCAGGAATAATTACACCAGCAGTAATAGGATTAAATACAAGATCGCCATCTTCATTTACTATAAAGCCGCCTTCATTATCTACTTGCGCACCTAAATTTCCATCATTTTCACTACCACTTCCTGCCCCCCCAGGATCCCCATACATTGGAGTAGTTACATCGTTATAGTAATCTTCAAAGCCTTCAACGCCCAAAAGATCACCAACATCAACATTTTTTAATTCCTCTAGCGTGGCATCATCAGCCATATACCTACCAAGAACACGCAAAAACTCTGATGCGGCATCTTTGGTGGCATCATTCTCAAATAACCCACCAAACTGCTCCATGAAGTCTCGGAAATATTCCATTTCTGCAAGTTCATCACGAATAAGATCGCTAGGAATCTGACCGTAATCAACACCCGCTGGATCAAAACGCATATTTCCACCGGGAATTATTTCAAAAGTAGTTCCTGATCTTGTTATGGTGTCAGTATGCCCCGGCATTATTATTTACCCCCTTTTAGCTTCATGAGTTTGTCAGCACCACGGATTCCAAATGACGCAGATACTGCCAGAAATAGTAGATACTGATACCAATCTGGCAAAGAATCCAAAGCAGAAAAACTGTCAGAAACGCGGTCAAGAATAGCGGGGTCATCAACAATAACGCTGTAACCCAGACAGAAGAGCGGGACGGCAAGTACGATAGTCCAGAACTCATCCTTCCAGCTAGATGCTGAAGCCGCAGCCATCTTTGATTCCCAATCGGCATCATTTTGTATCACCTGTAGTTTGGCTTGATGCTTGGCTTGAGCCTGCTCATGCTTGTTGCTGAGATACCCAGATGCCAAATTAGCTATTGGACCAATCAATGCTTGCAACATTACGGCTTACCCCGCCCAAAAATGCTCTGAACAGTATCTGTTTCCCAGATGCGAATTGACATCCAGACAATCGTTACTAAGGCGCTCAAGGCCGGTAGTACGCCCGCAAGCGCACCCACGCCTGTGGCTACCGATACAGTATCCGCGACCTGCTTTAATCCTTCATCAGCCATTAATTGCACACCAAGACTAATTCACCATCTTCATTCGTTGTTGTCTGACAAACGCGAGGAACATCACTAATAATCTGCTCGATCGAAGTCGTATAATTTGTCCACACGCCCTCAAGCAGAGAGTTGTTGCCCGTATCAAGATTTAGGATCGTGTCAAACGCATCTAGAGACACGTTAGTGACCCCGGTGATCCCGGCGCCACCTAGCTCCACAAGCCCGTCCATCCCTGCTGTGGCAATGTCTGTATTAGCCCCAAAGCCCGCGATACCTAAATCAACTGCGCCTGTAATGCCCGCAGTTCCGAGTGTCACCATGCCATCAATAAAATCTGAGTAATCAGGTGCCGATCCTGCCGCCCCAAGCCCAGCAATACCAACATCTGCGGTTGCTTGATTCATATCTGCAAAAGTCCCATACAAGGCCGCGTTGCTTTGTGAGGTAGCGGCTACACGGGCAAGGCTTACGTCAGCATTGTACTTAGCCATAGTCTTGGAGGCATCGGACTGAACCCATGCCATACCAAGGCTTGTGAGGGGCGCTGCCAAGATGCTGGCCCACTGAATAGCCTGAGACTGCTGTGGCACCGGGTTAATCGTTGGCGTTTGGGTTAGCGCAAGGGCCATAACTGCTGCACTAGCCGCCTGCCCGTCACCAGCCGACGCGATCGCTGAAAGTGCATCAAACTTAGCCTGGGAAGCCGCCGCATTAGCATTTGCCGCCGCTGTGACCGCCTCGTAGTATTCAGTTGTTGCGGAAGCACAGCCGCCTAAAAACAAACACAAAACAAAACCGAGTCTTTTCATTACACACTCCTAATTAATGAAACAGTTGCAAAAACCACACCGCCAGAAATCATCAAGCCGATAATAATTGCAGATACATCAAGCAT